TTTGGCAGTCGGCCCCGGCTGTTTGGGGGAGCCGCTTCGCATGAGCTGGGTCAAGGCACCTTCGGGCGACTGGTGGCTGTTCGACAAGCCTGCTGGCACTCCTCGTTCTCCCGTCGCGACAATCCAAGGCGGCGCACGTATTGGCTTTTGGGCGCGCATCCATGGAGCATCGGGGCAAATCGAAGGCCGTAGCGTTGCATCGCTCAAAAAGCAGGTTGAGGCCATTTGCGCATGACACCCGCAACCTTCAAAGCCATACGCCAGCGGGCCGGACTAACACAGTCTGGCCTTGCTGCCATGTTGCGTATCGCTGACATTCGCACTCTCAGGCGTTGGGAAACCGGAGAGCGCGAGATCAGCGGCCCTGTCTCAATTCTCATGGAAATGCTGGATGCGGGAACTTGGCGCGGCTAGGCTTGAACATGGCGCGGTTTAGGGGTAAATGAGGGGTATGTCTGACACCGAAGCGCAAGGTTGGTTTCCCGAAGGTTATGGGCAAGATACCGCAGACGCAATCTGCGAGCGACTTGCTGATGGTGAAAGCCTGCGCTCTATTTGCCGTGATGAACAAATGCCTTCGACTAGCACGGTTTGCAAATGGCTGTCGAAGAACGCAGCCTTCGCGGAACAATACACACGCGCGCGCGAGTTGCAGGCTGACGCACTGTTTGACGACATCCTTGAGATTGCCGACGATGGTCGCAACGATTGGATGGAGCGCGAAGGTGAAGGCAATGAAGGTTGGCGGGAAAATGGTGAAGCCTTGCGCCGCTCACACCTGCGGATTGAAGCCCGCAAGTGGATGGCTGGAAAGCTGAAGGGTAAATACAGCGACAAGCTGACCGTCAACAACAACACGACTGTGACGCATCGCTATGACCTCGACAATCTCCCCGACGCGGAACTTGACCAGCTTGAGCGCATCCTTGCCCACGCTAGAACAAGTGCGGGCGGCGAAAGCGCGTCGGAGCCTTCTCAGCTTCACTGAATACACGCTTCCGCAATATCAGCGCGCGGCCCATCACGAATTGATCGCCGAGAAACTGGAAGCGGTGGAGCGCGGCGAGATTGACCGGCTGATGATCTTTATGCCGCCGCGTCATGGCAAGAGCGAACTGGCATCCAAGCGCTTTCCCGCGTGGTGCCTTGGCAAAAACCCCAAGCGCCAGATCATCGCGGCCAGCTATAACAGCGACCTTGCCAACGACTTCGGGCGCAACGTGCGTAACATCATCGCCGAGCCTGAGTTTGGGCAGGTGTTTAACGGTGTCACGCTTGCGCCTGATAGCCAAGCTGCGAACCGGATGAACACAAACCATGGCGGGACTTACGTTGCGGCTGGTGTCGGCACGGCAGTTACAGGGCGCGGCGCTGACATCGCCCTGATTGACGACCCGTTCAAGGATCGCGAAGAAGCGGACAGCGAGCGGCGGCGCGAATTGGTGTGGGATTGGTATCGGTCAACCCTATACACGCGCCTCATGCCCGGTGGAGCCATAGTGGTAGTAATGACACGCTGGCACGAGGACGATCTAGCGGGGCGTTTGCTGGCGGCTCAAGACGCGGGCGGCGACAAGTGGGACGTTCTTTCGCTTCCCGCCTTGCATCCTGAGAGGGGCGCGCTTTGGCCTGAATGGTATGACGAGCAAGCCTTGCTGCGCATCAAGAAGGCGCTAGAGGATAAGGGCCACAATCGCGAATGGAGCGCACTCTATCAGCAACAACCGCAGCCAGACGAAGGCACGTTCTTTCAGCGCGGGTGGTTCAAGACATGGCAGCGCTTGCCTAATTGCCGGTTCTACATTACAAGCGACTTTGCCGTTACTGATGGCGGCGGCGATTACACCGTGTTGACCGTGTGGGGCATTAGTAGCGATGGCGACATTTACCGCGCGGCGCAATGGAAGGGCCAGACTTCTAGCGATGTCTGGATTGAACGGCTGCTTGATCTTATCGCCCGGTGGAAGCCCTTGTGTTGCTTCGGCGAGAGCGGCGTTATTCAAAAGGCTGTTGGGCCTCTCCTTGCTCGGCGAAGCCGGGAGCGTGGAGTTTACTGTCGCTTCGAATGGCTCCCGTCCGTCAGTGATAAGCCGACAAGAGCGCGCTCTTTCCAAGCGTTTGCAGCGTCCGGTCGCGTCTATTTCGAGCATGGTGCAGACTTGAGCGAGTTTCTTGTGTTTCCTGCTGGCAAACATGACGACGAAGTGGACACCGCGTCTTTGATAGGTCGCGCCATTGACCAAGCGCATCCCGCGATTGTGCGCGAACAGCCTAAGACGCAAAAGCGCGACCGTTGGGACAAGGAAGACGAGGAGGCGGTTAATTGGAAGACGTTGTGACCGTCCAAACCTTCATCACGCAATTCGAAGACAGCGAGCGCATCACCTATGACGCGCGTGCGCAGTCTGAGCGCTGCCGCGATTACTTCGACGACAAGCAGCTAACCGAACAAGAGCGCACCGCGTTGGAAAAGCGCGGGCAACCGCCTGTCGTGTTCAACGAGATTAAGCCCAAGGTTAAGACCATGCTGGGGCTTGAAAAGCAGACGCGCAAAGACCCCAAGGCGTTTCCCCGCAATCCTGACGATGAGGCGGCGGCAAGGGCTTGCACCGACGCAATCCGGTTTGTGTGCGACGAAAGCCGCTGGGATGATGTTCGCTCGGCGGCATCGAAGAACCTTGCGATTGAAGGCACGGGCGCTGTCTTTGTGGGCGTGAAAGAGGTTAAGGCACCGCGTCAGCAATTGATGGGCAGCACGATGATGCAGCCGCCCGTCGCGTATGACCCTGAGATCAGGAAGGTCGCTTGGGATCGGTTCTATTACGACCCGTATAGCGCCGATGATGACTTCGGAGACGCGCAATTCAAGGGGCTGGTGGTTTGGCTTGATCTGGACGAAGCGCGTCGCCTTTACCCTGATGCGGATGAGGTCATTCTAGATACGTGGAAGTCGTCTAGCGCGGGCGAGACGTATGACGACAAGCCCAAATACAAGACATGGGCGGATCACAAGCGCCGCCGCGTAAGGCTTTGCGAGCATTACTACCGCGAAGGCGATGCATGGATGTATTGCGTGTTCACGGGCGCTGGTTTCGTGGTGGAGCCTATGCCGTCGCCCTACTTGGGGCCGGATGGCGAGCCAGAATGCCCGATCAAGGCGATTAGCCTCTACGTTGACCGCGATAACAACCGGTATGGCGAAGTGCAGTCGATGCTTTCGCCGCAGGATGAAATTAACAAGCGGCGTTCCAAGGCGCTGCATACGTCGAATACGCGGCAAATCCGGGTTTCGCCTGCAACGGGTATGTCGCCTGACAAGGTGCGCAAGGAACTGGCGCGGCCTGATGGTGTGTTTGTGGGTGAGGCTGGGGACGTTGAGGTTCTCGGCACCACTGATATGCTGATGGGCAACCTTAACCTGATGCAGGATGCGCGCGAGCATATCCACCGCATTGGGGCCAACAGCGCAATGGCTGGCAAGGACACGGGCGGTCAATCTGGCAAGGCGATTGCGTTGCAGCAGATGGGCGGCATGACTGAGGCGGCGGATTTTCTCGATTGTGTGCGTCGGTTGAGCCTTGAGGTTTATCGCAGCGTGTGGGCGCGCGTGCGGCAATTCTGGACTGCCGAGCGGTGGATCAGGGTTACGGATGATGAACGCAACGTGCGCTTTGTGGGGCTTAACCAGCCCGTGACGGCTTTGCAGATGATCGCCAAGGAAATGGGTGTCACGAAGGACAATCTCGCCGAGGCACCGCCTGAAGTGCAGCAACAGCTTGAAATGTTGGCGCAAGACCCGCGCTCGCAGATGGTTGTGGCGATTGAGAACAACGTAACCGAGATGGACGTTGACATCATCGTTGACGAAGGCGTTGACACCCCGACTGTGCAGGCCGAACAATTCGGGATTGTGGCGCAAATGCTGCCGGGTGCGCCGCCGAATATTCAGCCGGTTCTTTGGGAAGCGTTGTTTGCGAATAGTGCGTTTCGCGACAAGGAAAAGGTATTGGAAGCGCTGCGAGCGCCGCCCGATCCTATGGCGCAACAAGTGCAGATGGCGCAAATGCAGGTCGCTATGCAAAGTCAACAGGCTGAGATTGCCAAGACTGAGAGCGAGACTGTGAAGAACCTTGCCACTGCCGAGGCAACTAGTGTAAAAGCGCAGACAGATGCTTTTAGAGCAGGGGCTAGCGTGGCGTGAGTTATCCGGTGACCTGCGACATAATTGACGGGCGGGTGAAATACCGCATCGACGGGCCGCTTGGGATTGCATTGGCTGAAGGGCCGGTGAGTGAGTTTGCTAGGG